GGGGCCACTCCCCCTGCCCCCCCTCCTCCCTCCCCTCCGAGCGCAGGGGGGTTGGAGACGTTGCTCCCACCGGCAGCGCCGTCCCCGTCCATGGCACCCGCAGCACCTTCGCCCGACGAGCTTAACGGCGTGGATGCCCTGCCCGTGCCGGATGATATGTTCGATACGCTTGAGGGTGACGGGCTGGCTTCTGGGGGGGTGGTGGCGCTGTCCGGCGGCGGGGAGGCTTCGGTCGATGCTTGGCGGCGCGCGCTGAGGGCGTTGGAGAGCAGCGGCGATTACGGCGCGATCAACCGGCAATCGAACGCGATGGGGGGGTATCAGTTCCTGCCTTCGACCGCGAAAGCGCTGGCGGAGCGCATTGGGCTGCCGTATCGCCCGGAGCTACTGACCGGGAAGGGAGGACGTTCTGCGCAGGGGGTCGCCTACCAAGAGCGCCTTATGGATGAGCAGATGAAGGATGCGTTGGCGTTCAGCAAAGGCGATCCCGCTCTGTTCGCGGCGTATCACTACGCTGGGCCTAACCGCAAGCTGTGGGGCGAGCAGACCCGTGCATACCAGCAGAGGTTCTTGCGGGCGATTGGCGCAGGCCGAGGTGCCCCGGATGCGGCCAATTTCGCTGGGTCTGATGCTCCGCCGCCCCCAAGCGCCCCGGACTTTGTTGCGCTGGTGGACGAGAACCGGCGGCTGATCCAAGGCAACATGCAACCCCAGACTACGCAGCGTGATCGCGCTATCGCCGAGTTGGAGAAAGCCGTGTCGCCGGAGACCCGCGAGGAGGCACGCAAGCAGCGTATGTGGGAAGCGCTGGCGCAGTTCGGGTTCACGCTGGCCCAACAGCCGGGTAGTCTCTTGCAGGCGACTGCTGCGGCTGCTGCGCAAACCCTCCCGATGTTGCGGGCTGGCGATGAGCGAGCCGCTCGTGAACTGCGCGCTGATCTGTCGGCTCTGGCGAGTCTGGAAGACAAATCCAACGAGGAGAGAATCCAGCTCGAGACCTTGGCGCTGGAGCTGGCGAAAGCGCGCGCAGGGTTGTTGCAGAACGACGCCAAGATGCAGCTCGAGTATACCCTTGCGCGTATGGACGACAAGACCAAGCGCGCTATTGCCGCGATGGAGGACAGGCTGCGGCGTGATCTGGCTTTCGCAGACAACCAGAACAAGATTGATGTGGCTCAGATTTACGCGCAGACGAGGCGTGAAGACACCCCCGACGTCTTTGCCCCACGAACCCCCGCTACGTCGAAGGTGATCGACTGGGGCGACTACAAGAAGTGAAGACCGCCGCTCATGCCCGACATTCGGCTACCTAACGGAACCATACTCACCGGAGTCCCGGAAGGCACGACCAAGCGCGAGATCATAGAACACCTGCGCGCGCGGGGGTTTGACGTAGCCGAGTTGCTCACGCCCCCACAAGAGGAGAATCTGGTGGAGAAAATCCCCGTTGTGGGGGATGCGCTGGCGTTCGCGCTCGACTCTCCGTTGAGCATCGCCAGCGGCTTGACCGGGACGCTCGGAGACCTTGCTGCGGTGGCGGGGCCTGACAACGCCGTAGCGCGCTTCCTTAAAGATGTGAGCCGGGGGGTTGCGGACTGGAGGTCTTCGGAATCCCGAGAGGACGCGATAGCCAACCAGATTGACCGCGAGCTTGCCGAAGGCAAGGGGGCATGGGAGGAGATCAAGGCTGCTGGGCGGGGTTTCGCCCGCGCTCCGCTCGACTCCCTTGCGCAAGTCGTCGGCTCGGCGGCGCCTTTCATCGCTGCTACGGCGGCTACGAAAGGTGCGGCAGTTCCTGTGCTGTTGGGCGCTGCTACGGGGGTGGGCAGCGGGAAGAACGCTATCTACGACGCTACCTTCGAGACGTTGATGGAGAGCGGCGAGTTCACCGAAGCACAGGCTCGGGCCGCTGCGGAGGAAGCGCAGGCATATACCGGCAAGAACCTAGACCAGATCGCCTTGTCGGGGGCAATCGGAGGCGTCGCGGCGAGGTTTGGGGCCGAAGGTGCGGTTGCCAAGGCTCTAGGCCAGAAAGCGGCGCAGCGTGCTGCCTCTCGGCTTGCGTCCTCGGTCAAAGGCGCGGTCGGTGAAGGGGCTACGGAAGCCTTGCAGGGTGGGCAGGAGCGCTTCGCATCCAATCTGGCGCTCCAACGCGCCGGGCTGCGTGATGATCTGTTTACTGGCGTAGCTGGGCAGGCTGCTTCTGAAGGTCTGGCTTCGCTGTTCCTTGGTGGGGCGGCGGGGGCGATGTCCGCTCGCTCGACGGGCCTAGCCTCCGAGTTGGCTACGGATGGGGCTGCGGCGCAAACGCCCCAGCCCGTGGCGAGTGGTTCGACCGAAAAGCCGGTCAGCAGCCCGCTGGATGTGGCGCGGGATGAGCCGCCTGTCCCTAACGTGGATTACCGCAGCTTGGCGGACAGGCTGTTTACGCAGCCGGAGCAACGCGCCGAATACGACGCTCTCGTGCAACGGTTGCAGGATGTGAACGGGTTGCCGGAAGGCGTAGCGGCGAGGGTCGCTATCCTGTCCCTGAACCCGACGCTCGGGGAAGATTTCGTGCTTACCCCCGGAGCGCTCCCTACCACCCCCGTTGCAGAAACTGGAAAGGGTAAGTCCAAGCGGAAAAAGCAGGGCGAAGCGCCTGTCTCCGCACCCCCCGTTGCTTCCGTAGAGGACACGCTCGCAGCGGATAATCCTCCTTCGTCCGTTGACCCTGCGGTGGGGGAAGCTGCCGCAGGTGTCGCCTCCCCGGCGGAGGCTGTCGCCCCTGTTGCCGCTACGCCGGAACGCCGCGCAAGCGTAAAACCTACGGTTTCGGCAGATACGCCGGTAAGCATCGAGGTTCCCTCCCCGCCGCCTGTGGACGCAGGCAGGGAGAGAGGGCGCCGCGCAGAGGTTGAGACTGAACCGCAGGTCGGCGAAGAGCCGAACTATACGGCTACGCCGAGCACCGATGCGACCACCCAATCGCGTTCGGGTATGGACGAGGCGCAAGAGGCGCCCCCCGTCGTGAGGCTGAGCCGGGAGAGCTTGGCGCTGCCGGATGCGAAGAAGAAGGTTACTCCCGAACGCATATCCCTAGCCCGGCAAATGTTGCAGACGGCTGCGGCGCTGCCTGAGTTCGGAGGAGTGGAGATCAGCAGGAAGGCGGTGACTGCCGCTGCTAACCGCATGGCGCGCACTCCGGGGCTGGATGCTCCTACGGCGCTCGCGCAGGTGTTGGGCGTTTCTCTCCCGACGCCTTCTGCGGTGGATACCACGCCCGCGCCTGAGCCTGAGCCGGTTGCGCCCGCTGCGGTGGATACCACGCCCGCGCCTGCGCCTGAGCCGGTTGTGCCTGAGCCGGTCGCGCCTTCTGTGGCGGATGCCGCGCCTACGCCTGCGCCTGAGCCGGTCGCGCCTTCTGCGGCGGATGTTGCGCCTGCGGGAACTGCGGTGTCGGAGCCGACTCGCACGCGGGGGAGCTCGGGTCGGGGCGTCATGGGCACCCAGCGAGGGCGCCCTGTCGAAGGAGCGGCGGCTCTAACTGAGGGTATGCGCGCTCAGCAAGCACTGATGGCGGAACTTGAGCGGGCACGTGCTGCGCGGGAGGTTTCCGACAATGACGTAGCTGAGGTAAGGCGCGTGTTGCAGCGCCCTGCCACCCCGGAAGAAATCGAAGCGCTTCCGTCCGAGCAACGCAACGCTTGGATGGACATGGACGCCCTCCAAGGGCAGTTGGACGAGCTGCGCGGCAGGATCGCCGACACGCCGCGAACTGTGCTGGATCGACCCAATCCCGAGCGCGCCGAACTGGAAGAAGCGGCGCGCATGCTGCAACGGCGTCTGGATAACGCCCAAGAAGCCTTGGTGATGCAAGCGCGGAAGGTGTTCGAGGCCAAGCGGAAAGGGCGTCGCCGTCGTATGCGGGCTGTTCGCAGCCTGTTGCGGGTCAAAGACCTTGACGCTTCAACGGCCCGTGAGCTGCGTATTCGGCTCAATGAGCTGCGCGTGCAGCGCGCCCAGCGTGGCACTCTCTCGCGGGAGGACAGCCGAACTCCGCAGCAGGTGGAGTGGGAGCTGCGCAACAAGTCGGCCAAGGAGGTTCTGGATTGGCTGGTCGAAACCGCACCCAATCCGGCGCTAAAGGCTATCGCGCAGGGCGTCCGTGCCGCCACCACCCGACTGGCCAACTTCGGCTATGAGTTCGATTTCCGAATGGTCGATCTCGACGCGCCGGTGCCTGACTCGGTGCGGGACGAACTGGACGCAGGGGCGATAGCCGTTACCCACATACAGGGTTTGCGCGTTACAGTGTTCGTCAACTCGACCGCACACGGAGAGTTCGCGGGAACTGACTACTCCACAGTGATGCACGAGTTCGTCCACGCGGCGACGATCCCCTACTTGACTCTTGCTACCAACCCCCGAGCGAGGGGAACCCGCACCGCGAAACTCGGGCAGGATTTGCGCGAGGTGCTGCACGCCGTGCGCGAGCATATACAGTCGCGTATCTCTTCGGGGGAAGCGCTGCACCCTGTGGAGCAGGCCGTTGCGGACGACGCGGCTAATGTGCTCGACAACGAACATGAACTGTTGGCGTGGACGCTCTCCTCTCCGGAAGTGATGGAGTATCTGGACAGAGTGCCTTACCGCGAGGGCCGACGGTCGCTGTTCACGTGGTTTCGGGATGTGGTGCGCCGCATCTTCGGCCTGTCGGTAAAGCATGACTCGGCGTTGGGCGAGGTGCTGCGGGTAAGCAACCACCTGCTATATACTTCGGATCAGGAGATCGCCCGTTTGGTGCGGTCTGATCCGCCTGCAAGCCCGGAGCGCGCCGACGCTGTCCGAAGGGTGCGCCGTATGGTCAGCAAAGGGTTGCTCAAGGCGCAGTTGTCCAACTTCGCTACCGGGTTTACCAAGGGTCTGGATGAGGCGACTGAGGGGGTAAAGCTCGAAGCCGAAGAACGCAGGAAAGCCTTTCTGGAAGGCGTGCGGAGTTCCACAGTAACCCCCGCTCTGCTGGCGGTTCAACCGACCTCGTGGGTGCAGGATGCCATCGCCGCTATTCGCCCGCCTCTCGGCAACATAGTGATGGACATCGCCGAGCTGGAAGAAAACGCGCGCGGTATGCGCACGTCGATGGAGCGCGCCATGCGCAGGCTCGTGTCGAAGGTCGAGAAGTTCGTGAACACCCACGGGCAGCTCGAGCTGGCGAGCGTGATGACGATTGTGCGCGTCAACCAAGTGGACGTAACTGCCTTCTCCTCGCTTGCTGACGCGCTGGCCAATGACCCGGTAATGAAGCACTACGCGGCAAACAACCAGCCACGTAGGGCAAGTATCCGCCAGCAGCAGATCAAGGAAGCGTGGGCGGCATGGGAGAAACTGGGCGAGCTTCCGGGCGGGCACGAAATCTACAAGCTCATCCGCCAATTCTACAAGGATATGTATGCCTCTACCCGCGCGGCGCTGGATGACAATATCCGTAACCTCGGGCTAGACCCCGAGCTGACCGAACGTCTGATAAAGCGCAGCCGTGGCGAGTTCGACGAAGACGCAGTTATGAAAGACGGCCCTCACAAGGGCTTGCCTATGAAGCTGTTCCCGAAGGAATATTTCCCCTTCATGCGCTTCGGGAAATACGCGCTGCTGGTCAAGTTCAATCGCGGCGACGAAGGTATGCGCTTCCAGTTCCATTCGGCGCAAGCCCGGAACGAGTTCGAGGCCAAACTGGCCAAGGAGTATGGGATCGAACGGGGCACAGAGGAGTATAATCAGGCGTTCAAGCGCTTGGACGGGCTGGAGAGCCAGCGCGACAACCACAGCAAGGAGAACCTGTTCCTTGCGCAACTGTTCAAGGCGGTGGACAATCTGTCGCTGCCCAACCAGGCCGACCCTACCCAGCTCGCCGACTACCGTGACAGCTTGAAGGATCAGCTATACCAGACCTACCTGCTGACCTTGCCTGAGCGCAACTTGCGCAGGCAGTTCATCCACGCCCGGTTGATCGCCGGGCAGTCGGCTGACGTGCTGCGCGTGTTTAGGGTCTCCACCGCGCAATACGCCTCGCAACTGCCGAAGACGGTGTATAGCCCACTCATTCAGAGGAAGGTCGAGGCCGCTTACGATCTGGCTAACGAAGGCGATCCCGCCGAGAGCGCTCAACTGCGCGCGATGCTCGACGTGATTGTCTCTCGCACCCGAGACGCCTTGTCCCCACCGCAGAGGAGCATGTGGGAGCAAGCGCTTAACGACTTCACGTTCCTTAACCTCATGTCGGCAGTGGCCAGCGCGCTGGTGCAGCCGTTTTCCGTCGTCCAGTCGGCGGCTCGTATGGTGGCGCGTTACAACCCTGTAAGCGCGTTCAAGGTGCTGTATGGATACACCCCACTGCTATCGGTAGTTGACACCGTTCGGGATGTCGATCCGGTGACGGGTGAAGTGACGCTGGTGCCCCCTTCCATCGGCAACACCGCATACATCAAGAACAACCCGTTGCGCGCACGGCTGTGGAAAGAGCTGGATCAAAAACGAGACCTGTTCTCGCAGAAGCTGGTGGACATGATGCTCCGGGATCGCGCCACTTACGGCACCACGGCTTCTGACAGGCTCTCACGGCTGGGCTATCGGTTCGACGTGCTGGTGGTGCGGTCGGGCACGCTATTCAGCGCTCTAGACCAGTTGACCCGCGAGATTTCGGGGATGGCGTTCGCAGAGCTGGAGTATGAGCGCCTGCGCAAAGCCGGGGTGTCGCATGAAACCGCCATCCGTCGCGCCGTCAACGCAGCGGTGCGGAACACCAACGAGACGATTGGTAACTACACCGAAGTAGAGAAGCCGGATGTGTTCCGGGGGGACGCGCTTCGGCGTATGATCGGATACCTGCGCACCTACTCTGTCCAGCGCACCGCCGCCTACTTCCGGCTACTCAAAGGCGTAGTGGGTAAAGACCCGCGCCAAAGCCCTCGGCAAGCGATGGTCGAGCTGTCCGGCGTCCTGCTTATGACCTCGCTTCTGGCGGGTGTCAGCGGGGCGTTCGGGTATGAGCTGCTTACCGACACTATCGACATGCTGCTGGCCTACATGCTGGGCGAGGACGAGATGGAGAAATGGCGCCGGGAAGACCCGTTGGCTGCCAGCAGCAGCGACTACTGGTTCCGTTTCCGCTGGTTGCCTGCACAGTTCGGCTCCGATTCAACGATCACCCGTCTTATGCAGCGCGGCGTGCTGTCGGAGATGACAGGTTGGGACTGGGCCACGCGGCTGTCGCAAAGCTCGCTGTGGCTCCGTAACGCGCCGAAGGGCGATACAACGTCGGAAACCGTGTTGAACTTCATCGGGGCCAACCTGTCTCCGCAGGTCTCCAACATCAGCAACATGCTGAACGGGATTACGGAGTTCGCAGAAGGCAACTGGTCTAAGGGCATAGAGAAAATGCTCCCGGCGGGGGTGCGGGGGCTGCTTACCGCTTCGCGCCTCGCGGAAGAAGGGGAGACCACGAGGAAGGGTATGCAAGTGCTGCCTGCGGAGAGCTTCTCAACGGCGGAGCTGGTCGGGCAGGCGCTGGGTTTCGTCCCCAAGGAGCTATCCGAAGTGCGGGAGCAGAACCGCTTCACTCGTGCGTGGCAGGACGCCATGACTGAGGAACGCGGCAAGCTCATCACTGCCTTGCGTGAAGCCTTGACCGATCCCGAGACCCCTACCGAGGAAGTCTACTCGCTGATCGAGGAGATCAGGATGTTCAACAGCATGGTGCCGTTGGATGCTTCAGGCCAGCCCCTCACGAAGTATCTCATCACGGAAGACACCATCCGCAGGTCTGTGAAGGGACGCGAGCAGCGCGAGGATCGGTCTGTTTACGGGCTTACCTACGGTGAGGGTGAGTATGAAGCGCTGAACCCGTAGGATGAAGAAAGCCCCCATAGTGGAAGGGGAATGACCACCATGGGGGCTAGGTAGGAGAGGAGCTTCCAATGGATGCTGGGGGTAATAATCAGATTCTCCATATCCGTAAACCCCTGACTTTGGTGTGGGGGTCTACTACTGCCTTCCTCACCACCTTGATACGCAGCCGCCGCAGAACCGGGCGTATCTCCCGCCACGCGCTGTTCGGGTCAAGGCACGGGAAGAACAGCGACTTGCCTTTGGTGAAGGCTCTCCAATTAACCTCGTATTCAATCCCCGCTACTCGCATTCGACTGCTCGCTATCGTTTTCAGCGATCTCCACCAGTGAAGCAAAATCCGGGTGGTTCGCATCGAACACCAGCGCCGGGATCGCCGGAATGTCGATCTCCAGCCCCTTGGACATGCGCTTCCGTTCCCGCTTCACCAGCAGCACGCCGCGCATCTCGAGCTTTCGGAGAGTCTCTCGATACCCGATGTTGCGCAGAGTGCAGTATGTCCGAAACGCGCTGGTCGAGATGAACACCCGGTTGGTATCCGGTTCATAGCGAACCTTGATCTCGCGCTTGGGTTTGAGCAGCGGCAGGTGAACCATCTTGCTGCGACGGTCGGCCAATCCGTTGATGACCAAGATGCTGTCCATATTCTCAAGCAGGAAGTGCCCGAGGATTTCCTCGTCGTCGTTGAAGTTGGCAGGGGGCACCGTGACGGCGCGCAGGTTGAGGATCATCTGACACGCCCAACGGAAGATGGCCTTCAAATCCCACTCAAACAGCCGCAGCCGGTTGGACGCGATGTAGATGCCTGCAAGGTTCGCCGCGACCACCGCTGACCAGAACCGCTCACGCCGCGTGAGCTTGAGCTGCGTGTCGAGCTTCTTCTGCATGGTGAGGAACAGGTTCTTGACCTCCTCATAGTTCTCAAGGATGTAGCGGGCATACCGATCCCCTGCATGCCCGTAGTTCTCCATGAGCTGGTGATCGAACATATACTTGCCCAGCTCAATGTCGATTGCATCCGAATATTCGAGGGGATACTCGATGATCCTCATGCTCTCCCCTTGCGGGCTGTGTTTCAGGAACTCCAACTTCTCGTAGAATGAGTGGTTGGACGAGCACAGAGCGATGGTCTGCCACGAAGTCAGATTGAGCCGCAGCTCGTTGGTGCTGGACTTCATCCGGTCTTTGCCCGTGCCCTGCGAGATCATGTAGGCAAGATCGCTGAGCTGCTTGGGGTCGGTGTTCGACATCTCGTCGAACGTAACCGGCAGGTTGTTGAGGACACCCAGCTTGAACACCTTGGAGTTGAAGGTGTCGTCCTTGCGCGCGCACAAGCGCTCGGGGTGCCCCCACACGCTGTTGCACATATGCAGGGCCGTCGTCTTGCCGGTGCCCGATTGCGTGTTGACCAAGTTCAGTATGGCCCCGCGATACCCCGAGAACCGGAACAGCGGTGCGCCGAAAGCCGTGGCCGCCGCGAACGCTGCGGGTTCAAGTCCGGGCCTGCCATACAGGTTGAAGACCTCCCGCCATTTCTCGGAACTGCCGACCGGCTCCATGTAAGCCGCCATAGTCTTGGTCACGGATGAAGGCGGGCTATGGTAGGTGCCGTTGACCGACAGTTCCCGGTCTCCGATGATGAACTTGCTATCGCCTTCCGCCCAGCCGAATTGGTTGCGCATGGTCTCAGCCCTTTTCCTTTGCCGTAGCTCCTGTGCCGACTTGATGATGTAGTCCACAAGTAACTCAAACCGCTTGGGTTCGAGAAGAATGTCATGCCGTGCAAGCTCCTTGCGCACTTCCTTTCCGTCGGTGATCTTCGTGTTCGGAATGGTGAAATCTTCCACGCCGTCCTGCGGAGTGTGCGAACGGATCAGCACTACCCCACCTTCGACGGGATCACGCATCCGCTTCACGACGTATATATCATAGGGATACACTAACAGAGGTTCCCCTTCATCCCCGTCCATCAACCGGAAAATGCCTCCGGTCTTGCCTCGCCGGTAGGGGAACGGCGGGTCTGGCATTTCGGGGGGCTTGGGCACTGCCGTCTGCTCGTGTGCATTTTCATCCTCCGTAGCCTCTCCAGCCTCTCCGGCCTCGGCGTTCGCTTCTGCGAGCACCTTGCCCAGTGTGATCGGGGACTTGATCTTGCCGTAATGGGGGCAGCCTGCGCACCCCTCGGGGTAGATGCTCTCGAATACTGCGCACGTGTGAGGCCCTTGGATGTGCGCGATCTTCCTTTGCGTGCCCTCCGGGTCGTAGTCGGGGTGCCCTTGGGAGAGTCTGTGGATGGCCGTTCGACTGTCTCGGCAGAACTTGGCCACCGACAAGGCGCTGAACCAGCGCGGCTCTGGAAGACTCTCCCGGTCTCTGTATGCAAGCAATAGCTGCTTACAACCTTTAGCCCCACGCCGCATGATCTGCGCGAAGCTGTATTCGACATTCGCCTGCACCTGCTGCGCCAGAGGGCTTAGCGGGCGCCCCGACCAATTCGCGGGTGGCGCCACCTTCGGGCTGACCCCGAGAACCGCGCAAATGTCGCCAAAAGGCGTAGGGGGGGCTACCTGCAACACGCGAACAGGTGCCGGAGTATCTTGCTTGTAGTTGAGGGTTCCCGGCAAGCGCAGTATGCGCGCCGCCTCGACACACGAGGGGTCGATCTTCAACCCCGCAGCCGCGCACACCTTCTTGAGCCGCTGTGCGACCGGCTCCCACTCTGCGCGCTGTATAGGTTCGACCAAGGGCCAGTAGGCGTGGACGCCATGTCCCGAATCCACTACCAAAGGCTTAGGCATGCCTGTGTGGGCGCAGAACGCGCGCAGTGCGGATATGGCCTCTGCCTTGCGAGCGTAGGGCTTGTCAGGCCCGCAGTCCAAATCCAGCCAGAAAGCCTTGAGCGCCAGCACGTCGATTTTCCGGCGATGCCTGATGCCGTCTTCGCCCGGCTCTCCGGTGTATTTGGCGACACCAAAATAAACATCGCGCTGCTGCTCGACAAAGCGCGCGACCCAAGCATCGAAGTCTGCTCGGGTGGCCACGATCTTTTGCAGCCTGCGCCCGCCCTTGAACCCCACTACCGCGAACCACCCCTCATCGGGCTGCACTGCCGACAAGAAATCGAAATGGTTCATTGCGCAGGCACCAGAAGTCCAGCGGGGGAGCGCATCCCCCAGCTAATGGGTTACGGATGTGGCGGGGAGAGAAGCGCTACGCGCTTTGCAACTCGGCTATATAGACTTCGATGCGCCGTCGCAAACTGTCCTGCGGAACCGAAGTCCCGCAGAACCAGTTGTAGATCGTCGCCCGCGATACGCCGAGCCGCTTGGATACGACAGTCACCGGCACTCCCTTGGCGATGCAAAGGGCGCCGAGGCGAACCCCCAGCTTACGCTGGTCGGCCTGCCGGTTCCTCTCGCACACTCTCAACGTGTAACCGTGGCTCATCAGTCTTCCTCGGTTGCCCACGCTTCCAGAGTTGCAGCAAGATCGTCGTCCATGTCAACGTCAACGTCCGCCGGTTCCGGGGCTTTCGCAGTCTTGCGGCTCCGCCCCGCAGGAGTGGGCTTCTTGGCAGATGCGGCGGGCTGTTCGGTTTCACCCGCATCGTCAGCGTCTTCAGCGTCGTCAAACCACGAGGCCGGAGAGGCCGGAGAGGCTTCCTCCCGCTTCAGCGGCTGGTCGATGACCGTGGCGCTTGCCTTAGCCCTCGCCCCATCTGCCTCCGCCACCGTGATCTGCACCAGCCGCTGCGTCATCGGATCGTTCTGCGCAGCCAGCACCATCTCGTATTCGGCGTCGGTGATAGGCCGCACCGGCGTGAACAGGAGCTGCATGGTGTCGGCGTCGAGGTCGTAGGCGATGTTGGTAACCACGTAGTCGATGGATTCCCCATTCGCCGCCAGAAACCGCAGATAGCTCTCGAACGGGTGCGTGTTCCCCTGCCCCTTGCCGAACAGCGACTTGGCAGGGATGTTGAACTGATAGACCGTCCCAGACGTGTCCCCTTCGAGCAGGAGAGCCACACGCCGCTGGAACCGGCATGCCTTGCTCTTGCCGTTCTCCCCCGACCCGTCGATGTTCTGCGGGCATACGGCGCAGTTGGGCGCCTGCTTCCTCGGCGCCTTGGGGTCAGGCACGTCGCCGTTGTTCGACCAGCAGTCGGGGAGCGTCGGCGGAGCATCCGGGTTATACTTGGCCGCATAGAACGTCCGGCTGACCTTCGGCAGCATGGCCACGATGATGGCGTTGAACTCGCCGCGCACCGCCTTCCCGATCTGCTCGCCGTTCACGATACGGCGGAAAGTGCCGTTGGTGTTGGTCTGGATGCGGTTGACCGTAACGCTGCTGACGACCGACTTGGTCAAGTCGGAAAGAGGGCGGCGAATGTTGCCGACCGCACCGGGCTGCTTGAAGATGGTGATGTTGCTCATACGTCCTCCTTAACGGTTGGTGGGTTTGCGCACGGTGATGGTGTATTTGGTCTCCGCGTTCAGACCTGCGGGGACTGCATCCGGGTTTTCTTCCAAGAACTGCTGCATGTTGGCGTTGTGCACCCGGCGTTCGAGCAGATGGAATGCGTCATGCTTCTTGATGAAGTCATACATGGCGCTCCAATCGCTAGTCCAATAGCGCGTCGTCTTGCGCCGCAGGACTGTGCCATCCGGCGTCTTGAGGCTATCGACATTGAGTTCGTTGCACAACTCGAGCAACTTGCTCGACACCACGTCAAGCTGCTGTTTGAGCTGCCCGATCTCCTGCTGATGCGCCGCTTCGCGCTCCTCGATAGCCGCCCGGATTTTGCGATACACTCGAGCGAGTTTATCGACCGAAACCGTGGATGTCATAGCTCCTACCTCCTGTGTGACGGGGTTTATGCCCTGCGTTTTACACTGTCAAGACTTTTCTTCCAGCTCCGCCCGATACAAATCCACAAGCTGCTGGTGCGCAGCGATATTACTGTGCAACATGCGGTAGAGCTTGGCTTCTACCGGGCTACCTTGGATGTGCACCACAGTCATAGCGTTGCGCTGTCCGGGGCGGTTGATGCGCGCGTTAGCCTGCAAGTAGGTCTCCACCGACGTGATAGGTGCATACCATATGACAGTGTCCGCAGCGGTGAGCGTGAGTCCGTGGCTCGCGGCTTGTGGCTGGATGAGCATGACGCGCGGGTCGGGGGTGGACTGGAACCTCCGCACCAGCTCATTGCGGTTGTTGGCCGACACCTTACCGCTGATGACGCCGTAGGACACGCCTTCCGCCGTCAGCTTCTGCTCTAGCACTTCCAGAGTATGGACGAAGGGCGCGAACACCAGCACCTTGTTGCGGGCCTCTCGGATCACCTCCATGACTGCCGCCAGCCGACTGGATACGTCGAAATGGACAACCTCGCCGTCGTCCGAGTAGACCGCCCCGCAACTGATCTGGAGCAGCTTGTTGATGCGCACGGCGGCGTTGACGGCGCTGATCTCCTTGCCGCCTGCCTCCAGCAGCATCTCGTCCCGCAAGCGCTTGTAATGCTGCGCCTGCTGGGGGGTCAGCGGGACTTCCCGCTCCATGTAGATGACCTCGGGCAAGTCTAGGCAATCCGCCTTCTCGAACCGGATAGCTGGTTGCAGCAGTCGGTGCACGTAAGCAGATGCATTGGCCTTAGGCACCCATGTGAACCGCGACACCTGATGCATCACTGTGTTGCGGAACTCTATGAGGAACCGGGGGCACCGCTCTGGGTTGACCAGCTTAGCCAAACCGAACGCATCGACCGGAGATTGCGCGGCAGGAGTGCCTGTCAGCATCCACAAGCGGGGGTTGGTGGCGTTCACCAGCTTGGACAGCAGCTTCCACCGCCGGGTCTGTGGGTTCTTGAACGTCGTGCATTCGTCCACGACAATCAGATCGAACCCACCAGCCGCGATGTCGTCATAAGCCACTGCCAGACCTTCATAGTTGGTGATGACGAACTCCACCGAAGAACGAATGACCTTGCGCCGCTGCGCAGCGGTGCCATACGCAACGTCGCACGAGCGGTGCATGGCAAAGGTGAACAGGTCTTGCTGCCATGCAGGCTTCATCACGGATAGGGGGCACAGCACCAGCACCCTTCGCACCTGACGCTTGCGCATCAGGTAGTCTGCTGCCCAGATCACGCTTGCGGTCTTGCCCGTATTGCCGGAAGCGAACACGCATCCGTTCCGGCGGAAGATCAGAAACGTGCTAGGCACCATGAAGCAATACTTGAACCCGTCAGTAGATACGGCTGTAGACACCGTAACACCCGACCCGCGAAGGCAGAGCCGCGACACGTTCCTGACCCGCACCGTGTATTCAGTATGGCCCTTACCCCTGCGAACCCGAAGGAAAACTCTCGCGGTTCGCCCCGAAGCACAGAACGCATACTGAATGAAGTCGGCTGTGTTCTTGTCGGTAGTGCTGAACCGGCGCGCGTTGGTAACGCCCCCGTCCCAATGCAGCATTTCGTCAGCAATCACGCTCAACTGCGCGGCTGACGCACGCCACCACGATGGCCCATAGCGCTTTTCGCGTAAAGGAGCGTAGAAGGTGAATACATGGAAGCCCTTAGCTGTTGCGTATTCCGGCGCGGTCTCTGTGTAACTGATACCGGCAGCTTGCAGCAGAGTGCGTAGCCTCTCCACCTTGCGCTGGCGCTTCAACCTGACAACGCAACGGTTAGCGCTTCCGCTAAAATGCCCGTCAGCCATGACCGCTACCTGCACACGCAGTTGCGCGTCCGTAAGGGGTATGCCCTCTCCACCCGTAACAGTGAACGTCGTGGGGATCGCAGCGCTCGAAAACGCAATGCTGGCCGTTCCACCCTTAGCACCCCCCAGCCGAGCACGCTCACCAGCGTGGTAACCGTCGTGGCGACGGAGCAGTTCGGCTGCGGATACGACTTCCCGCTTGGGCTTCTTGCTTTTCGCATCGACCAGCAGAACCCTGTGCTCGGGACTCAGGAGCTGATCCAAGCCATACTTGGTCTTAACCCGCACCATATCCGAGCAAGGGAGCTTCACGAACTCCGTAGGCTCTACGAACTCGGCTACGCCCGTATCCGGGTGATACTGCGCCACCTTACCGCCCTTGTAGTCCGCAATTCGCACCCACCCCGTCGGGGACAGATACTCTGTGTCCGCATCTACGCATCCTTGCTCATTAAAGCAAAAAGCGCGCCTGCGCAGGGACAGGAATGCGGCGGTCTCCTTCTGGTGGGCGAACGGAGCATGCTTGCCCGGCCATGAGTAGTCCTTGAGTATGGGTGAAGGCACTTCCACACCATGCGCTGTCAGAGCTTCGGCCTCTTTGTGCCCCCAATAGACCAACAGCCCGTTCGGGGTCATTCGGCTCCGCTCTAGCGACGGGGGCAACGTCTTTACACTGTTCGGATCGAGCAACAGCGCCTTGCCGCGCACAATCTTCACCATGAACCTCCTCCTGAAAGCGTTAGTGGTTGCGCTTGGCGCTGCGATCCGAATTGCGCGGAAACGAGCGGTTGCGGCGCTTCGGCAGTGGGCGCAGGTTGCTGGGGCTGTTCGACCCACCTTTGGATAGCATGCGCTTGTGGTCAACGTCCATGCCGTCGCCCTTGCGCACCAGACCGAGTTTCATCAGCTTCGCCCGAGCCGCGTTGCGCTTGGCCCGGTTTTTCTTCTGCTCCGGGCGCGCGTGGTAGTTACGATACTCAGCTTTGTAGTCCCGATGCTTCGCCATCAACCGAACCTTCGCCGCCAATGGGGGCAGCTTACCACAGGGCAGTAACCGCACAAAGGGCCGGATTGAGGGTTGAACACACCATGTTCCTTGGCCGCCTCCAACCGGGCCAGCTCATCCTCAAACACTCGTAGGTAACCGGCTTTGTCCTCCGCACGATGGGTCTTGGACACCAGCTCGCCGCTGACCAGAAACAAGAGGCAGGACTTGATGCGCTTGACCTTGGGGAAGTGGCAGAACACCGCGCCAGCCATCAGATCGAGCTGTCGAACATCGGCGTAGCGAGCGCTCTTTCCCGTCTTGTAGTCCACCAGCCACGCTCGGTCGTTGTTGACAACCAGCAAGTCGATGATCCCACGATACCACGCCTGCGGGTCGTCGAACCCGCACGGATCGAGATCGGCTGTAACCCCCAAGGGCAGCTCGCAGTGCTTCTTGCCGGGCAGCGACGCCAGATACGTGAGCGAGGGGCGGATGAACTCAAACTTCTTCGGAACCGGCTCTCCGTCCCGGATGAACTTCTCCGCCGCCAAGTGCACAGAGGTGCCGTAGAGCGCCGCCTCTCCGGGGGTGTCCTCAACGTCCTGCGCGACCTTCAGGTGGTAATACTTCTTCGGGCACTGCTCGAAGGTCTTGATAGCAGAGTAAGACCACGCGCTCATGCCTTCTCCTCCAGCTCCCGATGCATGTGGCGAATGCCTCGCACCGTGTTGAGCACAGGGCGAACATTCTTGTCGCTCATTTTGCCCATAGGCAAGATGCCTGCCAGCCTTCCGTCCAGTCGCAGCTTGTAGTGCTTTGACCCGCGTTCCACCGTCCACGGCAGTCCGGTGGCGTCGAGTGCTTGCCGCACCGCCTCGGGGACAACTTTCTTTAAGTCCTTCATACCGCAACACCCTCGTCGCTATGCAACATCTTGCCCATGGCCCGCGTATAGCAGAGGCCGAGAACCACGGGGCGCAGCGCCTCACGTAGCACAACCTTCTCGCGTTCAGTGCCGTAGGTCAGCGCCGCCATGACCGCAGAACTCCACACCCCTGTCGGTTCAAACTCCTCGGGGTGACTGGCGCAGCGCTTGACCAGAAACCGCACAAGCGGATGGAGCTGAGGATCGCTTGCCTGTGCCTTGTCACGCGCCATAAGTATCTCCCACCTTACTTTCGCAGTTGAGAGGCAGCCCGTCGGCCCACTTGGGCCGAATGCGCATGCACTCCTCCACAAACCTCTGCGCTTCCGTCGCTTCGTGCTTCGGCGCTACCGCCACGATGCTGTCGTGCACCGTCATAACCACACGATACCGACGAGCGATCATAAGCATCTGCTCTCCGATGACGATGCGGGCCAGCGCTTGGCACCAGTTTTCCGTGCACGAGCCGCCCCAGATGTCCTTGGCCACCGTGGACGCTCCACGGCGGGTATCATACCGATAGCGGGTGTATCCGAGCGCGGGGTCAAGCTCCTTCCGCAAGTTGGCGTAGCGGATTTTAAACCCGTTAGGCAGGTGGATACCTTCGGGGTTCACGCGCAGCACACCTTCCTGCCCGATGGAGCACTCGTAGCCGGACACCATGGCCTCCAAGGCTGCGTCGCCTTGCTTCCATAAATGGGGGATGCAGGGGAAGGTGGCCCGGTAAATGTCCACGATGCGCTGCGCGCTCTCTAGGTCAACCGTTATGCCCTGCTGCCGCATGAACAGCATGAGCTTGCGCCCTCCCATGCCGTATCCACTGCCCAGCAGCACGATCTTGCCCACTTGGCGCTGCTCCGGCGTGATGTCGCTGACGTTCACTCCGTAAATCTGCGAAGCCATGAGACGATAGGGGTCGAACTGCATCTCGTGCTTGGGCACCCCACGTGCGTTCTCTTCGTCGTTCCGGCGGAAGAACTCCACCAAGTCGTTCTGCCCGGCCATCCACGCAAGAATGCGCGCCTCGATCTGGGAACTGTCGCAGTCGATGACGACATGCCCTTCGGGGGCCATAACTGCGCGCTTGAGCGCCGATTTGCGAGGCAGGTTCTGCATGTTGATATTGTCTTGCCCGCTCCAGCGGCCCGTGTTCCCGGTAACTGCTATGCAGCCGTTCTGTCGAACGAGGAAATATCCGGTCTCAGTGGTGGGGCAGTAGACAGCTCCCGTATGACGGCGTGTGGTGTAGTGCTTCGGCTCCGACCTGGTCTTGGTATCCTTACGTATATACACCCTATACGCCTTAGACCATCCCTCGCGCTCGCGCTCCGAAACGAATGCCGAAGCCCCCGTCACGTGGGCCATAGTCTGAACGAACCGCGCGTTGTGTTCGTTGGTAGTGATGTAAGTATACCCCTTACCGTGAGGCTCTACGCCGCCATCCCAAAACGCAAGCTCCTCCATGAAAGCGATCTTAGTCGGCAAAGGAGCCATGAGTAGCTCGGGAGAAAACCTCTTATCTCTGCCCGACAAGAGCTTAATCAGCGGCCCCCAATGAGCTTGCGCTACGCGAATACGAATAGCCCCACTAGCCTCTATGAAGCTCGTGTAGACCACCCCCGCCTGTTCGAGCAGGGCTTTGCACCGCGCGATCTTCCTAGGCTTATTAAACCCAAACCGCACGGAACGATCCTTGTCGCCATCACGAATATACCCATAAGCCTGCACCATTACGGCGAGCCTAGCATCGAGTTCCGTAAAGTCGTTGTGGCCGTCGAGCGACCCCCCAAGCGGGATGGCCAGCCGCCTAGTCAGAAGGTCTCCGGCTTTGAGTGTCTTAAATACTCCCCGCGAAGAAAACCCCGGCACCGTATGCCCCTTGGTGTATACTGCCTTGTGATACCTGGCATTGGACACCACGAGTTCCTCATCAACCTCGAAACGGTTAGCCGTAGCAGGCGCGAACCGGAGCACGCCTTCGGGCGTCCACTGCGCAATATCGCCGCCTCGCCACTCTGCGAGGGCCTGCCATCCCGTAGGAGTGAGAACCTCTGCATCACCAGTCAAGCAGTGTGCCCCATAATATCGTAGGGGGATAGGCAGTGCGCCTCGCTCCGCGATTTCAAGGAACCGTTCCGTCCGGGTTTCCTCCAACGTGGACTTGACGCCCAGCCGTGCAGCAACGACCGCTTGCACCCGCTGGTCAGGATGATCGAGCAGCGCCGTGAAGCCTTCGTCCGTCTTGCTGAAAGCCCAAGTCTCCTTGCCCGTAGTAGGGCTGATCTTGGTCGGGGGGTCTACGCCAAGCGATGACAGCAGCGCCGCCAGCTTGGGGTTCGACATGATAGCTTCCTTGTTGGCGTCAACCGCTGCCATGAGCGCCGCTTTCTTGGCGCGCACCTCGGTCAGGTGGGTCTCCAACACTTCCGTATCCAACCTCAGCACCGGCTCGCTGAACATGCGCACCGTGAGGTCGATCAGCTTGGCCTCCGACGGGGGGATTCGACGCGCGAACAACCGGAACAGTTCATAAGTCAGCTCCACGTCGTTGATGCAGTAGTCTCCATACTTGGCTAACTCACTCGGCGAGAAGTCCAACCGCCGCTTGCCCAAGGCATGCAGCACTTCATCACCCTTCCGCCCCAGCCCATGGCGCTCCGCGAGCTTGGCGAGACTATTCGCTGCATCCGGGCCGTCCAACGCCCGTGCCATGGACAGGGTGTCCGCAACCATGCGCGGACGCAGCCCGAAATGCCAATTCAGGATGGCAGCATCGAACATGGCGTTGTGCGCCACCGCAAGGCTCTCGCTCCATGGGAACTGCGCCAACCACGCCTTGGTGCGCTCAGGCGTCCCAGAAAACCATTGCGCAGGGGCGTCACCCTGCTTGACCGCCACTCCGATCACCTCGAACCGAGGATCACGCAAGTAGGCTTCCGTGGTCATCTTGGACAGGCTCAACTGCCGGTCGTAGTAGGTTTCAAAATCGAAGGTAAGTATCTGCATCTCAAGCCCTCTCTATACCCAGCTATGCACCCACGCCAGTAACGCAATGGCCGCACACCCCAACAAACATCCGACAACAATAGCCGCTCTGTCATCCATACGGGTCGCTCTCGCTTTCTAGAATTGTAGCTCGCTCTGGCGATCTGTGTCCGTCGTATTTTTTGGCTCGCTCAAAGGATCTGTTACCCTCTTTTTCTATGGTTCACTCGGGGAGTATGGCGCAGTCATATTTTTTGGTTCACTCTGAGCATATGTTTCCTTCTGGTTTATTGGTTCGCTCTCAGATGTCGTTACCCTCCGCTTGTCTGGCTCACTCCTAGCCGCCGTTACCTTCGTCGATCTTGGTTCGCTCGAACTGGATGAAACATCATGGCTGCTGGCTTGCAAACGTTACTTCGCCTTCTTCGTCGCCTTGCGCGCCCACTTCTTGCATGCCTGTTCAAGCTCGGGGATGAGATGCAGGTTAGGCGGCGTGACGATATGGGCATGGCCGAGGTGCTCCACCGCAAACGGCTTCGGGGGGAGCGACCCATACTCATGCCAATACATCACCAAATGCAAGTGAGACAGGAACATCTTGACGGCGTAGCGCTTGGCGCGCGCGTGGATATGAGCAGGGGGCAGCTTGCCACTTGCGTAGTGGGCATGGGCTTGCGTGTCGGCGCCGATCCGAAACTTTTCGAGTTTGGCGCTCGCCAGCCCCCGGTATTCCCCCGCCTCGTTCCTGCTGGTCTCCAACTCCTTGCGTTCCTTGTATAGCCGTCCGTAGTAAGCGTCGGGATTGCCCGACACCTTGACGAACGCTTCCCCGAGCTTCCAGCACAAGGTCTTGAGCTTGGCGTTCCACGGGCGCTTCTGCCCTTCTCCCCACTCGACGCGGGGGTCAAGCCCGGCAAACGACCAGAAATGCCCGACCACAGGTGCGCGCGTCACATCGAGGTGCGCCAGCAGTCCCGCAGCGATAACCGGGCCTACCCCGAGATTGCTGCGCGCCCATTCCCCGACCGGGTCGCTGCCGGAATAGGCGTCCAAGGCCACCTTGATCTGCTGCTCCAAAGCGCGGTTCATGTCCGCCAGCCACTGGATCGTGGCATGCGGCTCGCCGTCTTTCGCCATAGCTCGCACTTGGCTATCGCTACGGATACGGTTCTCCTGCATCTGATAGTATGCATCCACCAGATAGCGCGCCTCCTGCTTCCCCAAGGTGCGAGCAGCTACGCGCTCGTCTGACGTGAGCTTGCGGATCGCCTCACGCACTACGCCAACAGCATCTTCTGCGTCCATGATACTCCTCCTCAATCGTATATGTCAGTAACGGTCATTCCGGCTGCCCGTATCTGATCCGGCATCACGCGCCTTGCGCTCGGCAAAGGTGAGGCCATCGGCGCCGCGCAATGGCCAGACGTTATCGGCACTGCGTCGAGTGCGGGCATTGCGGTTAAGTGGGGCTATTTGAGCTTGCCGCATTCACTTTCTCCTGTGTTAAACGCTAATGGTGTTCCCGCCGGGACTCGAACCCGGAACCTTGAGATTAAAAGTCTCCTGCTCTGCCTATTGAGCTACGGGAACTGACGGGGGTCATTGCCCGCACTCCGCATGGGCGCGAAGGGCAGCGGCGGTGTAGGCGCGGGCGAGCCTATCGGTGACGCCACCAGCACCGTAAGACACCCCCCATACCTCACGCACAGGATCGGTGCTGACGCAGAGGCTCACTCCGGGAAGGCCGTCTGCTACGATTTCCCCCATCGCAGCGATAAAGCCCTTGATGGGCAGCGTCATGGCCGCATCGAGGGACGCGGTATAAGCAGGTATATACGCCTCACCATTACCAACAGCATGCCAAACGAGTTCATCAACCCATCCGTCTGGCCCCGCCAACACCTCCACGCGCTCCGCCAGCGCCAGTAGGTAATCGCGCATATTCACTTTACACCTCCCCCAAGTGCAGACTTGGCCTGTTTGATTGCCATGTCCATTTCCTCAAAGATCGGCTCGCCCTCCGCAAGAGCGAGACTGTTCGACGCAGCCAGCGCGCGCAAAACTTTGGCGGCGGCAAGGGCCTCGGTCTTAAGGCACTCAAAAAGCAAGGCTTCGTTTTCGACGCAATGGGCCATGCAATCAGCCGTATCAGCAATGTCTCGCGTGGTCACCTTGCGCCCCCCCCAAGTGCCGACTTGGCGCGCCCCATCGCCTCCTTCATTGCAGCGAGTCCGGGGCCGATTTGCTTGCCCTTGTAAGGTGCGCCACGTTGGGCGATTTCCTCGAAGATCGGCGCGCTATCCTCGCCCATCTGCTCGCAGGCCGCGATGAGGTCTTGGGCGGTGTCGCACAATGGTGACAGCCTCAGCCGGGATAGGGGCCGCCCGTGGTAGGATGGCCTCTCATAAACGTAGCGCTTGGAATCGTGCCTGACTTCCCAGTGATCCGGGCGCAGATCGCGCAAATAGCCGCTATGGCCTGCCGGATAGGTCGCCACGTGATAGGCGCGCATCTCGATAACCATCTCTCAGCGCTCCCCGGTTGCGGCGGCGATGGCGGCTTCGGCCTTGGCGATCCATTCTTGGGTAATGATGGTCTCGGTCATGGCTGCACACTCCACAGCAACAGCGCCCACACGTATATCGTGGCCACCAGCAACACCCCCATGGCAACGGCTTTCGCCTTCTCCCGTATGCTCATTACTTCGCTCCTTCCAAACCCTTGATGCTGCGTATCACGTGCCGCACCATGTCGATGTTATGCTCGTTCACGACCATAGCCCGCCCCCCATGTCGGCGGATGCTCTCGATCTCGCGCACTTGCAGGGCCGTGGGTTTGTTCTTCCCCGCCTTGCACTCAATGGCTACGAACTGCCCGCAGACACAGGCGATGATGTCAGGCACTCCACTACGCCCGTATCCATGTGTGGCGGGGAACAGGTAATACGCCTGCTCCTCGCGCAAGATACGCGCCACCTGCTCCTTGACCTTGCGCTCTGGCGTCATACTTCTCGCTCTCCTGACTTCTACATCCGTTAACATCAGCGGCACGGAGAGGCGCTCCGCATCCAGTCGTCAAACTGGGCCTTCATGTCCGAAATCGAGCCGCCGTTGTCGATCCTGACCATGCGGGCCGGGTCGTAGGTGATCGTCATGCTGTCGCTCCCCTCTGGCGGGATGCCGCGCCCGCTGGCGTCAATCCAAAAGATCACGTCGAACAGCGCGCGGCTCGCCAGATATTCGCGCTCTGACCGCATTCCGACATAGCAATCGCTCACCGCAAGGATGGCCTTGGCAAGCCGCGCCGGGTCGTCGGCGTTGTAGTCCTCGATGATCGCGCGCCACAGCGCCCGGTGATTGACCCGGTCGGCATAGCAGGCGCCTACGCTAGGGTAGGTAAAGCCGCGCTCGGCCAGCGCCGGGCGAACGACCGTCTCGGTCAGAAACAGACTTGATGGACGAAACGACACACCGTGAGCGTCGCGCAAATGCTCGGCAGCGGTGTCCTTACCGTGACGCGCATGTCCGAGTATAAGAACTTTCCTCATGGTGGCGCTCCTTATCTTCCAGACTACCTTGTAGAAGTTGACTTTGTCAAGCCTCGTGTCTGGGTTCGACGATGAAATAGTCGCCTTGCACCGTGCGGAACCCTACTCCGGGAACCAGCTTGCCCGTTCCGGCCAGTTTCAGCATGGCCAGACCTGCGCGCACCCAGTCAGGCAAGAGATGCAAGGGTCGCGTTTCCGAGACTTCGGTAGCAAGGTAGTATGCGAACCAATCGTCGCCTTCGGGCCGAACGACTGCTCCACGCCGAGCGTCATACGCATCGCGGATTGCGGCAATGTGCAGCGTCCCCTTGTGCGCTTCCATACAACGGTTCATCTTGTCGGTCATCGTGGGGTCGGTCGCAATGACCGCCTGCCGGAATTGCTCGTTGTCATACAGCACGGCGAACACACGATCCCACACCTCGCGCCGCGCGGCGTAGTCTTGCTGCGCACAACGCGCAGCCGTTCCGCGCATCCACCCAGATGCGTCGCGCATGAGGTCGCGTATCTTCTCCTGCGCCGTTGCGCGGTGGCAATGCTCGAGCAGGATGGAGACAGCCTTGCCCACGTGCGTGGTCGAGGGGTAGGAACCGCTCGCACGCCGCTGCCGTGCCCGCTCGACTTGCAGCTCATACGCCCATTGCCATGTGGATGTGTTGGGGACGGTGCGGCGCTTCAGCGCGACCCCCCCGAGGTCTTCGCCGCACTCCTCGATACGCATGGCGCCCGATGCGACGAGCACATACTCCCAGTCCGGGCGGTGCTTGACCAACTCCCGAGTCAGTAGAACCAGCTCGGTCGGCACCGGGCGGGGAGAATCCCCCGCTCCGACCTTGGCAAACCACTGTTCATCTTGAAGGCGAACCCGAACCAAGTCATTGGCGCTCATTTGCAATTCTCCTGTGTTAGTGTGGTTATCTCGTCTCACCAGTCGTAGGTGCTCAGCACCTTATCCACTCGCGCCTTGAGGTCGGCGCGAATGCCAGCATCCTGCCGGATGTCCTCGATGTCCACGCCATCGACCGCCTGCTGCAAGCCGCGCCGCGCGCGTTCCAGCTCGGGGTCGCCGGTGACGTTGAGATGCGACAGCAGGCGGACAAGCTCGTGCACGTTGGTGAGGAACGCCCCGCGAAAGACCTTGCGCTCGTCCCCGTCCGCCTCGGACAGACGCTCGCTCATGTTGCACAGGGTCGCATGCAGCTTGTCCCACGCGGTGCGCATGGCGTCCTGCACACGGGTCTGATAGGCGTCCTCATACTGCGCCCGCAGCGCGTCCGCCATGTCGCTGGACACGTTCACGCGGAAGTCACCCGCTTGCGGCACCGGCGAGAACACCACACGGAACCCGAACTTCTGCGCCACCTCGTCCGGTGAGGGGTAGTCATCCGGGTTGTAGAGGTTGCCGAGGTGGGTCTGTGCCTGCGCTTGCAGGGTGGGGTAATCATTCAGGAACCGCTGCACCATGTCCGTGAACCGCCGCTGCCGCTCGTCCATCTCCCGCTTGTATTCAAGAAACAGGGACGTGGGCAGCAGACGCAGCCCCTTGTCTGACCACGGCAGCGTGCATCCGGCGTGCCACGTGCGGCAGAGCGCGGCGTAGTCCGAAATCTCCTTGCGCAGCGAGGTGCCCGCCATCAGG